CACTGCCCCTGCTGCTATCAATGCTAATGGCGGCAGATTTATCTTCCTTGCAATAGCGTAGACCCATGGAACTTCGCAACCGCACTACCGGCACCCTGATTACTGATCAGCAACTCCGCGCCGACAATCCCAACACCTCTTTTCCCGAGGTGCTCACCCCCGAGATCATCGACAGCTTTGGCTACGACCCGGTGCTCGAAGGTCCCCAAGCAATCACAGTGCCGCCGTACGAATACAGCCAACGCAACGGCGTGGTTGAGGTCAACGGGCAGTGGTTTACACACTACATTGCCGGTCCTGTCTTCAAGGACTACATTGATGATGAAGGCATCGAGCACACTGCTGCTGAGCAATGGGAAGCATATTGCTTTGCTAAAGATGCTGAGCAAGGCAAAGTTGTTCGTACTGATCGCAACCAGCGTTTAGCTGACTGCGATTGGACGCAGCTTCCTGATGCACCAGTTGACCACATTGAGTGGGCGACTTACCGTCAAGCTCTACGGGATGTCACAGCACAACCCAGCTTCCCCTGGAATATTGAATGGCCACCTGTCCCTGACGATAACTGATAACAAATGACAACCTGGCTCTGGCGATCTATTGTTGCAACTGCTGGAGCCATTGTCATTATCTCGTCAGCACAATGGGCTTCTTGTAGGTTCTACGTCCTGCCTACTGTGTGGCCTTGGTACTCTAAATATGTTGGTACTCCAGAGGGAGAAAAGATAGATCCTTCTCCTATGGGTTGCAATGATGTAGATACCAGAACCATTGCTGTGTTAATGGGAGTACTTACAACTTTAATTAGCCTTTCAAGAAATGCAGATTAGATAAAATAAACGCAGCATTGGTATTGCCATGAGAACTTCTACTGCTGGTTTAGATCTAATTAAATTTTTTGAAGGGCTTGAATTAATGCCCTATAAATGTCCCGCTGGCGTTTGGACTGTCGGCTGGGGGCATACTGGACCAGATGTAAAGCCAGGTAAAGCAATTACAGAAGAACGTGCTGAATCCCTTCTTCGAAAGGATCTAGAGAAATTTGAGACAGCAGTTAGTTTAAATATTACCGTACCGTTAAATCAACAACAATTTGATGCATTAGTTTCTTTTACTTATAACTGTGGATCAGGTGCTCTTGCAGAATCAACCTTAAGGAAACGTCTTAATAAGGGTGAAGATCCTAATAAAGTAGCTAGAGAAGAGTTACCTAAGTGGGTTAAGGCTGATGGCAAGACGCTTCCAGGTCTTGTTAGCAGACGTAAGAAAGAAGTAGAACTGTTTACATCAGGAACACCTGTCGTCAAGTTAGAGAAGATTGATATTACTTCAAATCATTATACGCACTTGAAAAAACTTCCAATTCAAAGTCATAAACTTTCACACAATCAAAAAGTAACTATTCAAGCTGATAGAACATATAAAGGTGTTGAGATTTTAGAAAGAAAAGAAAATCACACCAAAATTAACCTGCCCTGGGGAGCTGGTATCTGGTGGGCTTTTAATGACCACTGGCATGGACTTGGCGGACAAGCTCCAAAACCAGATCAAGTTCCCATTGTTGCTTACGATGGAGTTCTTCTGAATGTTCCCTATCAGTCACAACGAGATAACTATCGTGATGCAGGCCGGACTTGTTTCTCATCTGCTTGCGCTATGGCAGCTATGTATTTACGCCCTGACTCAGTTGCAAATGATAATGAATACCTAAAAAAAGTATTTGCCATTGGTGACAGCACAGAAGTTGCAACTCAAGTCAAGGTGTTAACAAGCCTTGGAATTAAAGCAATTTTTAAACAAACTGGAACACTGGAAAATTTAAAAAGAAAACTAGACGCTAATATTCCATGTCCTGTAGCGATCCTTCATAAAGGTCCCGCTAATAAACCAGAAGGTTTTGGGCACTGGATTTGTGTTATCGGTTATGAATCTGAAAAGAAAAAATTCATTGTTCATGATCCCTGGGGCGAACTTGACAACTACACCGGAACCTATAAAAGCACTAATGGTGACTCTGTTTTATACAGTGAAAATCTTTTTATGCGACGGTGGATGGTTGAAGGAAACAGAACTGGCTGGTGGCTAGATTTGCAATAGGTATAGTGTCCGTAGCTACTTACATTGCTCAAAGTGGAAACGATCATTAATGACCTTGAGAAGGGATTGTCAGATCAATTGGCTTCTTTGACGGAGGAAATTCGCCGTGGAGAAGAGCTATTGATGCGTAATAAAGAAGGTTATTTAAAAGTCAAAGGTGCTCTTGAACTGCTGCAAGTTATCAAACAACGTCAAAGTGAAACGACAGATAAAGAGCTGAAAGAAGCTCTTACAACTGCAGGGCTGGACTGATGTTAGGAGAGTTCACGAAAGGGCGTTACAGGGCGCTAGAGCTGCTTGCAGATCACATCCGCGAGCCCTCTCGTGAGCTACGTCTTAATTCAATTGTCTGCAATGTTTCAGATGATGATTTGCGTTGGGTGCAAGAACGGATTTACTACTTCCTTCTTAAGCTGTTAGAAGATGCAAATTATGATCCAGCTGAATTGGACGGTGACCTGTTCTTAGAACAAATAGGTTTAGAAGAAATAGGTTTAACTGATTGATAGGAGCGGTGGGACTTGAACCCACAAGGTCAATAACCAACGGATTTTAAGTCCGCAGCGTATACCAATTCCGCCACGCTCCCTAGCACACACAGTTTAGCAACCAGTACAGGTGTGTGCACCCTAATCTGATGTTAGGAATTGTGAATAAAAGATGTTCCACAGTGAGAATGAACTCCTGGCGAACCTCATTGTCTTAAGTCCTAAATGTGCACGAAAGAAGTTTAGAGAATCAATATTTGAAGCTTGGCAGTGGAAATGTGCCTATTGTGAAAAAGAACTTTGTAATCGCACAGCTACAATTGATCACATCATTCCTAAACATAAAGGAGGACACAATACTCGAAATAATTTAGCTTGTTGTTGCACTTCTTGCAATAATTCAAAAGCCAGCACTCTTCCTTTTGAATGGTTCAAGGAGGGACACCCCTTGTACTCAGAGGAAAGGGTTAGTAGAATTAAGCAGTGGTTGGAGCAAAAACCACAAACTATTTATCTTTCCAGCTCTGTTGAAATAGCAGTTACAGCATAATGATTATTGAGGATAACAAACAGTTTTTAGATCAGTACATTGCAACTCGTTTGCCAGAAAAAATGTTTGTTGATCCAGATCTTTCATTGATAGAAACTAGAAACGAACGTTGGCCTACTCGGTGGGAGAAAAAAGTTCAGGGTCAACCAAGTATGGAAATTACAAGTGAAGAGCGCCGTTCTAATTACCTGTAATGGCTGACCATGCAAAAGCTAAGCGATTAGCTAAAGAGCACATGCAGTGCAATAAACCACGAAGAACTCCAGATCACCCCACTAAATCTCATGTGGTAAAAGCTTGTTCTGGTGGGAAAGAAAAGATTATTCGCTTTGGTCAACAAGGTGTATCAGGTTCTCCTAAAAAAGCTGGAGAGTCAGAAGCTTACCGTAAACGGAGGGAAAGTTTTAAAGCACGTCACGCAAAAAATATTGCTAAGGGTAAAATGTCCGCTGCTTATTGGGCAGACCGAGTAAAATGGTGAATGATATTAAATGGTAACTAAAGTGGCTAAAGTAAAAATGGATTCTAAATCAACTTGCTATTGCCATTTAGTGCAATTACTGCGGGATACTTCTTATCTTTTGAATCAAACTTATATTGTCCATTGGAATCTGATGGGCAGTAAGTTTTATTCCATTCATAAGTTAACTCAGGAAATCTATGAGGAACTTCAAGATGGACTTGATGTTATCGCAGAACACCTCAGGTCTTTAGATATTAGTACACCGCTTACAGTTGAAGACCTTAACCAATCCATGATTGAGCAGGTACCAACAAACTGCTTTGATCAAGATGGGATGATTCGAGCTTTAGCTATAAATCACAACACATTAGCAGAATCTTTCAATCTGTTAGCAGAAGAAGCAGAGTTAATGAAAGATCAGCTGACTTTAGACTTAGCTATAGAACGTGGCCGAGCACACAAAAAGTTTCAGTGGCTACTTAAATCCAACTTGAGTTAAACATGTTGACACTGTTATTAGTATTTGTAGGCACTTATTTCAGCATTTCAACTTTAAGTCACAGCATTCTCCATGGACATCCAGGACCCAAACTCCTTTTTAAATCAGTACGTAACCGCACGATTGCCGCAAATCGTTCCCGGTTTTTATGAAGGTGCGCCAGATGAACCGTATTTTACGGTAGATCAGCGTTACATTCCTATCCCCACTCCAGATGCAATGGCTTAGTAGACAAAAATTACAGAGCTGTTAGGATGTAAAGACGGATTGGTAAGTTTTCAATGGATGCCAATGCCCTGGATCTGCCCATTGATAGTGAATTTGCTATCCATGCAGCAGCCCTGGCGATTAGAGATCTTGACCGTGACGAGCTTGAAGAAGCTTTTGTTGACATGCTCCACATGAAAATGATGGACCGTCAAATGTTCTTAAGTATTCTGAAAGAGCACGGTATTGATGCTGACATCTCCTTCCAGTTTCAAACCCATAATCAAACTAGCTGATAATGGCTACTCGCACTTTCCAAGGAACACAGGACACTTTTACTGCCAGTGGCGCTGAAGTAACTTACGAAGGCGACGGACTCCCTGGTTCATCTGGTGATTTAAGCCAGCGTGCTTTTCTTGTAAACCCTGCTTCTACTGGTGACATCATTGTTACGCTTGATCGCAGTGTCGGTGTAAATACAATTGAAATCTTTCAAGACGATGACTACACTGCAGGCTCTGCCCCCACTGGCTATCAAAAGTTTTTTAATGTAGCCAAAGCTGGCCGAAGCAAAGGCGCTGTAGCAGTCACAGTAACCAACGCTGCAAAGAACTATTTGGTTCTTTTAACGATGGATGATGCTTACAGTGAAATCAGCTATAACGGTTCTGTTGTTGTTCCGTAAGCCCCAATAAGGGGCCAAGTGCCCCTTGTCTTTCTTTACAGAACTTGGGTTTGAATTGGTACGGAAATATACGCCGTGTCGTATTCATGTAGGTTTTGAAGAATACGCATCGTATAAGTTCCACAAAGAAGAAGGTCCCTGGTTAATCGGGTACGGTAGTTTGCGTTTAAAAGGACGTGGCATTCTACCGTTTACAAGGGCCAGTAGAGAACAAGTTGAAAACCAACTTTGGGAAGACCTGGAGACATTCTCAACACGGGTAGAAGATGTTGTTTATATGCCTTTAAATGAAAAGAAAAAGGCTGCTGTTCTTAGCTATGCACAAAGCATAGGAATTATTCAATTTAAAGATTGTAAATTATTAGAGTTAATTAATTCTCGTGCTTCTAAAACAGCGATCATTAAAGAGTGGTCTCCATTTATAAAGAAAAACTACCTTTCAAATCCAAGATTAGTAGAGAGGAGAAGAGCTGAATTAGATCTATATTTACAATCTGATAAAGAAGTTCCTCTACTAGTAGAACATAAATGTAGAGCACCACGTTGTCTTTTAAATATTGCTACTAGTTTTAATGGCTCTCCTCAACAAGTAAAGGCCATTGAGTTTTTAGAAAAGGAACTGATGAAAGCAGATCCTAATGGAAAAGTTATTAATAAATTTTTTACGATGTGGACTGAGCCTTATCACTGTACGGGATCGCGGTCTGCTTTCCCTGAAGCTGATCTAAAAGATCTAGAAACTCTAAGGTACGCAAGTAGTCTAATTCCTCTGGAGACAGAGTTGGAATTGAGTGGTAAATCTCAGGATCAGGATTCTGCTTCATGATGTTTAATTAAACGTTCTAAGTACCATTGAGCTTTAAGTAAATCCTGAATTGGATTACCCTTTGATTCATACCGCCACAAATATTTGATAATGTTCCCTTTGCAGTAGCCACGGAAGCCTTCACTGCTCATTGCAGCTTCCATTGCTTCAATGCACTCAATTCTGCCTTGCATATAATGATCGGGATGGTTAACTTGATTGCTCAAAATAAACATTAAGTGCTGTCAGAATATTAAGATGACAGTGGCAAAGAGTCAATCTTATACCGTTGATAATCGGTACTTACAAGCCCAAGGGGTATCTGATAATATTTCAGGGCGTCGTTTTTTACAAGACTACATAAAAGCACGTACTGTTGCTGGCCGGTTCCCAACTACAGAAGAACGTAAACAAGATGATCGGTTTGTCTTTGCTGCTCAAAGTGGAACCATTCCTGTGGGTGCGCTCCCTGCTGCCCCACGTGGTTCTGCCAGTATCGGCAATACTGATGGGCGGATTGTTTATCGTAATACCTTCCGCACTAAGCCGTCTTAATTCACATCACAAGATTTCCAATCGTTGAAAAGGCTTCTTGGAATTTTTGTGTGTGATTAAAACCTAATTCCCGTGGTGGCAAAAATACAAAAAACCCCCACTTAGGAAAGTTCTCATACAAGTAGAAGTTACGTCCGTGTACAAGTGCAGGGCGTTTAGATGGTATGCAAATAGGATAACTCCAGAGACTGGGAATCGTTCTCATAATCTCTGTTGTAGTAGTAAAAAATAAAGCTGAGTTTACATACCCCAGCTTCCAATCCCTCTCAAGACGATCAAACCAGGCCCGTGCTGGACTAGATGAACCAGGACCACCGCCTCGTAAAGACCACCTCCAGGTTTGCCTGGCACGGCTGAAAGAGCAGCGTCCATAAGTTGGTGGAAAACAGTATACGTTTCCTTTCCAAGGCTCTTGCTGGTTTAATGCATCATCGTGCTTTGTAAAAATTTTTTCTGCCTGGAGAAACTCCTTGTTTGCATGTTCTGTACTACCAGGATCCAGATCAATGTAATCTAAAACGTGATAAATCAGTGGCAAGTATTCAGCAGGAGTGCACCAATCATCTTCTAAACGATAGATTCGGCAAGCACTTTCAAAATGCCTTGCACTCCGTTTGATTTTATTCATCAGTTGCTACGTCTTCAAAAGGAAGTGGTTGATCCCGCTCATAACAAATCAATGACATTTGATTCTTATCTTGAATGATAAAGAGTCCTTGCTTTGTCGGATCTACAGATTCTGCACGGGCAATAGCTTTCTGCATAACACTGGCAGGACCTTCCATTTCTCTGGAGTTGAAATCTGATTGTGCTTGAATCAATGCAGCAACAGGAAGATAAAACATGCTGTTTTTAGGATCTTCTGCATCCGGCACATAAACAACAGCACCAGGCCCTTCGTTGTAATAGAACTTTTCAAAGAAATCGCACATGTCCGCGCAAATTCTTTCAATTACCAATTGAGCCATCTTCTTCTCCCCACCAGTTTTGGCACTGGAAAGAAGTCCGTTCACTAACTTTTGACGCCTGTTGTTCATTTCTAATAAACTGTCCGAGACCAGTCTGTTGTAGAGTTTTGCAAATTTTGGGAAGAGGTTCGTAGATAACTACCATCTTTCCCATGTTGCCAAGTTTTTTAAGGAGCTTACCTTTCTCGTCTTTGAGTTTTGTAAGTTCGCCTTGGCGAATTAGATATTCAGCTACACAACGATACCGTCGTTTTGTTGCTAAGTCAATGTCGGGAAACTTCTCACAAATGGTTGCTGCTTTCATATCGCTAAAGGTGATGCGAATCTGATCAGCTAATGACAAGCCGTGGATTAAGTCAGTTGTAGCAACTTCATAGCTTTTAACCAGTTCTAAATAACGCTGAAGATCAGGAGTCTCAAAACTTCCTTCAGGAGGAAGAAATGGCAAGACTTGCTGTGCTAAAGAAGGTTTTAAGATCTCTTTATAATTCTCTGTTGTTACAGAGTCAATATCTAGATCAATAAAGCGGTAGCTCATTCATGGGATTTATGTTGTGCACAGCCTAACAATTTTTTGCTTGTTGACAATAGCGTTGTTTTTCTTCCCACTGGCGTTGATGCTCCATCAAAAGAACCAACTCGTAGTAATCGCGCTTAGGATAGGTATCCTTAAGCTGACCAGGTAACGGTTTGCCGCCAAAGTTTTCAGCAGTCCACAAAGCGTTAGCCAAGTTTTTTTGCTGGGTTGACATCAATGATAACATCGTCTTAGTGGACATTAAGCTGAGAAGCTCTTTAAAATCTTCAACGAACGGACTCTGATTATGAAACGACCTATTACCTATGCTGAGTTGATCTTGGTTGTTGCTGTCCTGATCAGCGGAATTCAGGTGGCACCCCATCTTTATAAGTTTGTTTCAGATAGAGTAAGTATAGAAGTCAATTTTAAGTAAAGACCATGAGTTCAGGTGGTGGTGGTGGTGGCTCGAAACAAACTCAAGTTACTGAAATTAAAGGTAAAGATCCGACCATCATACAGGACTATTTTAGTCCAGAATTTTTAGGTCGCTTAGCAGATATTGCTGACGTAGAGAAAGCGCGTGCTTTACAATCTCGTGCACTTTCACAACAGACAACAAACCGTATTCTTGGCATGTACGGTAAAGCTCCTCTTTACGATCCTCTTATGGAGCGGAAACTAGAAACCGGTGAAAACGTTGTTATAACACCGAATTTAGATGTTGGTGTTAGTGCTCACCAGTTAATTCCAAAAGATGAGTCTTTCTTTAAGTCTCCTAACGAAGTTAATTATCGTAATAAGTATGAAGAGCAGTTAGAAACTAACAAAACCCTTTCTCAGCAGGTAAAAGATTTAAGTGAAAAAGTAAATAGACCTGCTTTTAATCAAGGCTATGGACGCTACGGAAAGGCTGCGCCACCGCTCTTCGGTCGTAACAACTAGTATTGTTTCAAATTTCTTTTAAGTCGTTTAAATTAATCCACTCTTTATAGGTATCAACTAAACATTCATATTCTGTATAGGGAAGAAGCATAACTGCTTTGCCGTTTTCCAGATGAATGCAATAGTGCCTTCCGTTTTCAACTACATCGTCAATAAAGTCATCAAAGTGGGTCTCAAAATCCTTAAATAAAATAGTTTTCACTAGAAGACCTGCTAACTGTCACTAAGGTTAGCAGGTTTTTTATTGAAATCAATCAACGATTGAACCAAAGTCAATGCTGGTGTTAAACGTTTCCGTAATTAAACCAAAATCTAAGCTTTCGTCTATGCTCTCATAGACATAGCGCCAGTCGTTAAGAAAACTTTCTAGTGTAATAGAGTAAGTAGTTTCTAAATAACGGATATCATTTGTGATTAGGAAAACATAATCTCCTGGAGTAAGAAGACCAGAAGGGAAATCAGAACTTTTTATAGGATTGTCTTGATCTCCATCTTCAATAGACGCTTCATCAACAACATAACCTAAGTTATTAACTGGTAACTCACGTCTGTGTGTACCGTCTTCAATCTTATAGAAGGCGATTAATGTGTTCTTGTTAGTCTGCTGAGTAGTAGCAGACTGACTATAGTTTTGCGTAACTTTAATAGAACGAGGACGCAATAACTTAAAAGAATAGAATGTTGTTTGCTGTCTACTCAACCCTCCGTGAGTATTGCTAATTGTTAGTGTTTTATAAATAGGATTTAAAGTTCCGAGATTGATAGGATTGTTTATCGAATCTCCTAACTTAGGAGGTAAAGGATCACTGCCATAGTATGACGTGGGGCCATAAGCAGTAGGGCCAGTACCCCCTGTTGGGTAAGCTTCTACACTACCTAAGTTATAAAGACCTGTGTTAACTGGAAGAGTTGCTAGAAACCTGGACATCTTTCATATTTAAACCAGTGTACAAACCATTTGTACGTCCACTGGCTTGATACTTTTCTTCCATGATTCTAGCGCGTTCTGGATAGAAACCTTCTTCTTCAATAGTTTCAATTACTTCGTAGCTAATACGCTTTTCCATGCAACGTAACTCTAATTGAGCTTCGTCTTCAGTATCAAACCACTCACTTACTTGGTAGGCTCCTTCTAAATAAATGAAGGCTGCATACTGCTTTTCCTTTAAATGGTAGTTACTAGGAAAAACTTCACTCCTCTTGTACAGAGGTTTTTGCACGTTCGAAGATGTTGCCATAGTTCAAATTGATTGTTTCAATCTTGGTGGGCTGAGCTTTTGATCCTAACTCCTTTATTGTTAAATGGAGAGGATTACAGCAAAGAACACTGCACCCTTCTTTGTGGCTGATCTTATGTTTACCGGTATAACCACGACTTAACCAAAAAGCTACGCGATGTGCAGATTGCGTTTTAGCTGAATGAAAGGGACTTGGCATATAAGCTACTGTTTCTGTGTTATTGCGACGGGTTGCTCCCATCCAATTCCAGCATTCGTTTGGATCTTTAATGTCAACTTTTAACCAGAAATTTCGGACGGTCCAATAAACATCCAGATCAAAGTTGGTTACGTCAATTGTGCATCTGCCTTTTTCAATGGCGTCCATGCAGTCACGGCATTCTTGCTGGAGCCCGAAGTTATCTGCATGTCCTTCGACACCACGACGATGCCACAGGCAGTGCTTACCTTTGTTTTGAGCGTGCGCTTTAAGAAGCTGTTCTCGATAGTTCCCTGTAGGGGACAGGATTGACTCCAGGTTATCTGAGAGGTTTGAACTGGAGTCAGAAGTCATTGGTGTAAGCGCCTTCTAAGCAGATTCTTCTTACAACATGGTAGGGGAGTTTAAAAAATTTGCCCAATTTTTCATAGGTCCATTTGGTCTTATTGGACTCACGACGACTCCGTATTTCTGCTAAGACATCTGGACTAATGTTCCGTCCTTTGCGCTTGGCTTGTTCGAGCTTTACGTCCTTAGCAGTTCCAAAGTAGTAGTGATCGGGATTGATGCAGTACTTGGAACTGCAAACATGCCTACGCACCAGCAATGCGGATCGTCCTTCCTCCTCTACTGGCGCGAATCTGTTTGCTAAAGCAAGGGTCATTAGACGGGGATCTCTATTTTTGTATAGGGGACGGTACTTGTTCGTAACCCGGAACTGGTTGAGCAAGGAAGCGTTGTAACGCTGTACGCACCAACACTGTCCCATACCAAGTTCATCATGTAATTGCTTTACTAATGCAGCAAAAGTAACAATATCTTCTTCGGTGAAGTATAAATCAGCAAAAAACTCCTTGTAATTCATTTAGGGGTCGTGCGTCATCCCTAAAGTGTAGGCACACATCCCAGTAGTGTCAACGGTTTTCGGCACTCTCAAAAGAACGGACAAACACCTCCGTTTTTACCCTGTATTTCTCTTTAGGAAAGGGAATTAGGGGTAGCAACAATTGCGTTCATGGCCTTCACCGTCAACAAAAGTGTTCAGTCAGATACACCGAACGGACGCACTGCTACCCCTACTTCTTACGTCCTAAGTGAAATACCACCTCTAAATGGAGGGTTTTGTCTGTTCTTTTTGATTCCTTGAAAACCCTTGTGCTGCAAGGAGTTTCAGCTGCTGCTCAGCAGTACATATGTATACCCCAACAAAAGTATCATAAACCTTCAGGCTTAATGCAATACATCTCCTCGTACTGTTCTGCATAAGTAAGAGCGCAGTGGTAAGGTTCAACGTATCGACACATTGATCCCCCTGGCGTACAAACTCTGTGCACTTGATTGTTATGGTGATCTTCTCCAAACTCAATGGTGGTACCGCAGGGAAAGGTTTGAATAACCTTCATGGCTCTATTTAGTTCTATTATTATTGTAGATAGGAATTACTGTATTTTAGTGGCTGAATACACATCACCAATATCTGGTAAGAAGCGCCAAATTCCTTCGCCAATCGAATTTTTACGCGCTGTTAGTGATTATTATCAGACGCTTCCGTCGTGGACTGGCCCTCGACGTACTGGACTAGCAAAGCTTCCTACCGATTACCGGCGGGAAGAGCTTTTGGCGGCTGGACAGGTTCCTGGAGGGTTGCCTGCTGACTATAAAGAAACCGAATTA